GCTCCATCGGAAAGCATAGAGCAGAACCCATAGACGCGAACTTGGCTAGGCGTACAACGCCTTGACCAGGTACCTCGGCAGTCGTGGAGCGACATGCTAAAATTGTGTCCAAAAGATCAGGACACTTTCTCAGCATAAGTTTTACGATGTCGAGTGAAACACGATCACTGGCGTCCTTCAAGTCGATAGTCGCGAAGCGACCATCGCGCGAGGACTTAAGCGCTAAGATTTGGTTCTTAGTCTGATCAGTGAAATTGACAGAGCCCACAGTCAATCTGTGACTTTCGAGGATGTCGACCAGAATCTCAAGCACGGCTTGCTGCGTGTATTGCATGCAAACAGGCTCGATAGCAATGATTCTGGGTGTTTTCAGCGTTTTAGGGACGGTAATCACCCTTACAGGTGGTTCCGCCTCAGGTTCAAGGAAGTTGATGGAGTCGAGCAGATCACTATACGTATAGTTTGGTATAGCAAAATCAGCACTCGGGAATCTCGTCTCGAGTCTACTGTGCCACGTCTGGATATCATATTTAAGATTTCCAGATATGCGCTCAGCAGTCGCTCCTGGACCGTGCCTCGGACGGAGAACTGCAGATGAAGATCTAAGCTTAGCGCTAAGATCTCCAAATACGGAACCCCAGATGAGGTCAGCGACACCGGAGAAGCGGTCGGCAGCTGCCGAATAGCCCTCCGGACGTCCATTAACAACTTCACTTTCACACTCGATAAAACGGGCATAGGCCCTCCTTTCACGTTCTGACGAACATGGAAGGAGAAGCTTCTTAAACATCAGACATACCTGTCTGACGCAAAAGATGGCGTCAATGTCCACGTCATCGAGGATAACTCCAGTACGAGAGTCAAACACGAGACCAAGCAAACCCCGGAGTAAATTGGGGAGAGCTCCGTTTTTCTTAAAACTCGAAAAACGAGTGTGGTCGATACAACCTTCTTCCAGGCTTCGCTCGAAGTCCTGGGCAAAAGTAGGTAGGGTAATCGTTAGAAACGACAACCCTTCGTGTTCAACTCGACGCGTGATGGTTTCAAAATCACGCGCGGTGCTGGTGCAACATCGAATGCTTGAATCCTCAAGCACACACGAAAGTAACCGCATCAGGCTTTTCATCGTCCCAGTCTCCTCGAGATTGGTGATCGATCCTTTGCCATGTGCAGCGATCCGTCGTGTGTTCACCTTGGTCTTGCCGGACTACCACGTAAACTAACGTGGCGGCCAACAGTAGAACCAAAGCAAACAGGGACCAGTATAGGGTGAAAGCCATTGAGCGCGCATAGCGCGCCCAACGGCCGGTAAGGCGTGAGTTATTGCTCACCGCCAAACCACTTCACCAATACGGCACCAGAAGCCGCCTGAAGTTGGGTGATGAACCCATCGAAGACGGCTTTTGCTTCCGCGGCGGTATAACCCACCGGAGGAAGATCGGCAACGATACTAATGCTCATTGAGCGGTAAGTATTGTTGGCCGGCGTGAGAGGATCAGCGACGATCTTCAGGTTGTTAATCCTGGCGAGACGTCGAGTCCTCTTCCCATACGAATGGGAAAAGTCATAGCTGATGTTACCATCAGCCGATGCGAATTTCCCAGGGTCAGAGCCAACTCGGGGTAGCGAAGTAGTTACCCCAGAGATGGTCGTAGTTTGCGGATCGGCAACAGCCATAGCGCAGTATCTTTCGTTATTGAAGGTTTTCAGTAGCGGAGTGCTACCAGCCGCGACCTCGGGTAATTCCGAGGGCGGCCAAGGTGGCTAACTGCCGGTTGCTAAACCCGGTCCATGTTAGGCCAAATCCATAGGGTAAGGCTCTCTCACGTTCCTTCACTTCTTCGAGGTACGTTTGAGAAGTCGAGAATCCTACGCCATTGACGAAGGATCCCGTGACAGTAATACGTTTACTATAGGTTTTATGACCCATTATGTAAGCGTAGTCTGCCACTAGGCCATCCTGATCATCTACCATTAGATTGGAGAAGATCGAGTTAGTACTGGCGAACCAGTCCAATAGCCAAGACCAAGGCATCAGGTTCCATAACATCTTTGGCGAGAGTTCTAGGCCATAGACGATTCTGTTCAACTGGGCTTTACGCTGAGCTACATGCTCCGGAGAGTTATCCGTAGGTATGTAGTAGCGAAAACGTCCAGAAAACCAAAATCGTTGAAGCCAGTTCTCGTCGATGTAACGGGTCTGAAGCGGACCATACAGGTAGGTAACAAGCGTCGGGAGAGTAAAATAACTCTTACTCTGCGACGACGCATGATCCACTACCAAGTCAACTGGCCCACCCCGCCGAACAGCTTTTCCATTATCTCGGATAAGCTGAGCGACAAGTTTGTCAGCGCGCTGCACATTCGTGATGAATGTACGGACATCGTTAACAAATGGGATCCAACC